GACTACACCTCTCAACGTCCTGTTGATCAGTCTGTAGGAACTGTTTATGACTACATGGGTGCGAAGTTCTGCATTAGCAATATCCTTCCTTATATGGATGCGGATAAAACTACTGCTTACGACTCAACAGACATCAATGCAGATGACGGTGACATCAATACAACAACTGGCACATGGAGCAACACGGATAGTTCTAACACTCGTGCTGCTTATGCATTTATGCCAGATGCTGCGTTGTTGGAAATCAACCCCGACATGACTACTAAGATTAGTGAACGGGCTGATAAATCATTCAACTACTACGCTTACATGAAGGCAGAGTTCGGTGCTGTCCGCATGGAAGAAGAAAAAGTTGTCGTTGTTCCTTGTTTAGAATCTTAAGAAGAGGAGATATATAATGGCTAACTTCAATTCAGATATCGTTACAGCAATCAATACCGCTAACAACTTACAGGATGCTTCTGATTACCTCGGTAACATCAAGTACATCCCTGTAAAATTCACTACAGATCATGCTGACATGACTGGTGATACTGTTACATTGACTGGTACTTTACCAGACAACGCAAAGGTACTTGCTGTATCATTGTTACACACAGCTATCGCTTCTGCTAACCAGGTTGACCTTGGTACAGTAGCGGAGCCAGACGCTCTCCTCGCTAACGAGGACTTAACTTCTGCGGGTACTATCTTGTTCCCAGAAGGAGCTACTGGTGATAAGACTGACGGTGTTGCCTATGCTGTCGGTGGGGAGAAACTTATCCTTACCTTCAATGCAGGTGCGATGAGTTCTGACTCTATCGAAGGCTACATCTTGATCTCTACAGATCAGTAATACCATGGGGGGCTAGTCCCCCCTTACCCTTTTTTTAATTTGGAGCAACTATGCCTGATAGATTAGTGAGTTTAACAAAAGAGCAGCTGTGCAATATGGCATTAAGTAAGCTCGGCAACAACAGATCGTTTCTTACAAACTTTGACACAGACACAGGCCTAGTTGCAGACTTATGTAGATTACACTACGATTATTGCATTCAATATATATCCAGAATGCACGACTGGAGTGTAACTGTTTCACATAACAGATTACCTATTAGACAATTTTCAGTTACATTTAAAGACCCAGGTATTCCTAATTTAGATGAAAAAAGATATGACTGTAAACCATTTGTAGGCATTGCTCGTGCTGATTATGCCGTACAAGATGAAGGTTCAGATGCTGCTGATCCAGATGACAATGTTTGGTCTACAACGCAGACTATAGAATACGTTACAGATCGTTGGATTATTTATACTAAAAACTCTGGTGGTGTTAAAACTGCAATTATTGAAAACGTAACAACAGAAACTGTTCCTCCATTATCTGGTTGGACAACTGTATCTGCATATGCTTCTAGTGTAACCGAAATGGAAGTAAAAGAATTTAGGCCTCAACCAACATGGAAACATAGATTTCAAACTCCTGATAACTGCGTAAGAGTAATTTATGTTACAAATACTCAAGAAGTAAACGAGCGAGTAACACCTAATGTTTATTGGACGATGGATGAAGATGGCATTATGTGTAATGAGCCAGATATTTACATCCGTTTTAACAGATTAATTTCATTACACAAATACGATACTCTTGGTAAAAAAACAAGGGGTGAACATGACAGCCTGTTTAGAGAGGCGTTTATTACATTACTTGCGGCCAAGTTAGCCACCGGGATTAATGGTGACAGAGACTTAGAAGAAAGACTTATGGATGAGTTTCTAAATGTACATATCCCAGAGGCCAAGCGTGTTAACGGATTTGAAAAGAATCCAAGTCCAGTTCTCGATAGTGAGTGGTTGGAAGCAACTTATACATCCAACAATATGACTTCTAATTCGTCACCGCCTTTCTCACAAACTTCTTATGGTACATTTGAATAATGGCCAAGCTACCCATAAACAACTTTAATGGTGGTGAGGTTTCTCCATACCTGTATGCTCGTGAAGACGTAGACGGAATCTACAACAAGAGCTGTTTGAAGATGGAGAACTTTGTACCCCTGCCATACGGTGGTGCAACTAAACGGCCTGGCACAAAATACCTAGGTAGCTCTCATAGTGGTAAAGTTAGGCTGATACCATTTACATTTAGTGTAAGCGAAAACTACCTGCTAGAGTTTGGCAACCTGTATGTTCGGGTATGGAAGAATGACTCTCCACATCAAAGCGGTGGAGCAGACATACTTTTGACATCACCATATACTACAGCCGACCTGAATGATATACAGTTTACACAATCAGCAGACATATTGTTTCTAGCCCACAAAGATCACGAGCCACAAGAGATAAAGAGATTAAGCGACACTAGTTGGTCTATGAGTGAAGTAGAGTGGACTTTCCCACCGCTACTTAATGAGAACACAGATCAAACAATAAAAATTACTACATCATCTAAAGATGGAGAAACAGTATTAACATCATCTCAAGATTTATTTAACTCTAATATGGTTGGTGGTTACTTTTCTTTTGAAGCGGCCAGACTTAGCGGAAACATATCTTTAGAAAAAGAATTTACAGCATCTGGAATAAGCGATCCAATTAACGTGTCTAATACAAGTTGGGATTTTGAAACTGGTGGCACTTGGACTGGTAGGGTTACTATTGAAAGAAGTCTTGATGGCGGTGTTAGTTATTCTACCTACATAACGGTTTGCGATACTACGAACATTGATGCGACAAATGAAGCAAAAAACTTTGCTGTATCATCACCATCAATAGAAGGAAATAACACATTTCTTCGAGTGCAATATGAAAAAGGAACCGATAACATCGGCCATTGCCAGGTATCTTTAATTCCTACATCTACTACTGTAAACTCATTGGTTAGAATTACAAGTTACACTTCAGCTACGCAAGTGGTTGGAACCGTAATATCTGACTTTCAAGATTCTATTGGCGATTACACAACATCTTGGGCAGCAGACACAGCGTTTAGTATTGGCGATAAAGTTAAGGTTCCAAGTGGTTTAGAGTTTGCATCTGTATCAAAAGACTTATCTGCTTTCTCAGGAATACTAGCTACTGTAGATACAGTTAGCGGGGCAGACTCAAGTAGAACAGCAGGCACTTATGATTTCGTAGACGGAACTACAACTGGAATAAGTAACGCAGGCTCTGGTTCTGGAGCTAGAATACGAGTAGTGGTAGCATCTGGAACTGGTGCAGCTACTGTTACAGTATTAGGTACGTCTGGTAAAAACTACGCTGTTAACGATACATTTACTATTCAAGATAGTGCATTAGGCGGTGGTGGTGCAGCCAACTTAACATTTGACGTTGCCTCGATTACTACATCTGGTGGACTAGATAATATGCGTGGTGGTGCATACGGTGATGCAAAATACTATGCTATAGATCAAAATAGACTTGTTCATGTATTTACAAAAGATAGCTCTGACAACTTTATGCCATACGACCAATGGACTGCAACCTCTGTAGACAGCAACAACAATGACGGTTTGGATTTAGCATACTACAGTAATCATATTTATGTTTTAGGTGGTTACACAGCTAGAACCATTACTGGTTTTGCTGATGGTGACCAGTCTGGTTTTAGAGGATATAGAGTGTATGAATATGATATTGATGGCACTAACGAATCGCAAGTATACCAGGTTCAAGCTGCTAACTTTATGAATCCGACCGCAGGGCAAGGCCTATATGAAAATCAACAATGTTATATACCTTATGGATTAGGAGTATTAAATGGTAAATTTTATTTATCAGCCAAGCACGTTGGATACAGACTTATTGCCAAAAAAGGCCCAGATGATGCATCCTCAACTAGAAGAATTTATATAGAAAAATTATCCTCTTCTTTTTCACAAGAATCTGTTTATTATTTTGATAATGTATCTATTGCAAAAGGTAGTATTACAGTAAATGGAGACCCTGCTGCGGGAACATCTATAGTTACAGATATTACCGGGATTAGTGATGCATCTGTTAATCAAATTTATTGTGCAGACAGAGCTAATAATAAAATATTATTTTTTAATCCAGACTTTGTTGCAGCAGGTGAATTTAGTACAGCTAGTGAATTTACATCTACTACTATTACAGCTTCTTTTTACGATGATACTACAGATGGTAGTGAGTTGTTCTGGGTAGCTGATACAACAGGTGCTAACAAAAAGTACAACTTTACTACTACATCACAATACTATCAATGCTTAATAGCTGTAAGCGCAAGTGACGGAGACAGCTTAACTCAACAGATAGCTGACGGCCATTGGTTTGAAGTTAATCCAGAAATGACAAGATGGTCTGAAGGTGCGTTTTCTAATCACAGAGGATTTCCAGATACACTTGCATTTTTTGAAAGCAGACTAGTATATGCAGGTACAGCCAACAATCCAAACACTTTATGGTTAAGTGAAACAGATAACTTTTTTAACTTTAAAACATCTACGTTAGATACCTCACCAATGAGGCTAACGATTGCGTCTGGTCAACTAGACGGCATACAATGGCTTGTACCTCACCGTCAGCTTATTATTGGAACATCAGGAAGCGAGTGGTCGTTAGGTGCAGAATCTGATAACAAACCTGTAACACCAACATCGTTTGACATTAAGCGTAAAACAACATACGGCTCTAACTCAATAGCAGGCCTATTGGTAAACTCTGCTGTGCTGTTTGTTATGAGGCAGGGCAAGAAGCTACGTGAGTGGGTATTTAACTTTGACTCACAAGACTACATAGCACCAGACCTAACGCTTGTTGCAGAACACATTGCGGGTGATAACTTCAAAGCCATTGCACTACAACAGCAACCAGATAACATAGTGTGGACTATTAACAGCGACAACCAACTAGTAGGAATGACATACGAGCGTGACCAGAAAGTAGTTGGTTGGCATCGACATAAGTGTACAGGTGCGTTTGAAAGCGTAACTGTGTTACCAACAGCTTCTGGCGCAGATGCCGTTTATGTTTCCATTAAACTAACAGTTAACAGCGCAGAGGTTCGTTACATTTGCAGACTCGATGACAGAGAGTGGGGTACAAACTATGTAACGCAGTACAACGGAATGGACTACTACAGCACAGCTACAAGCCTATCAACAGGCACTATAAGTGGTTACGACTATGCTATTGGTGAAACGTTAAAAGTTGTAGCAGATGGTACGACAACATTTACTGGTGTAGTAGATTCAGATGGTGATTTAAATATTGGTAGTTCTACCGATCTTACTATTAGTGCTGCTGAAATCGCTTCGGATAACGCTAATCACTTGAAACTTACCTTCTCTGCTGCACACGGCCTGGCTGAAGGTGATACTATCAATGTTAGTGGCCTGGGTTACAGTACAACAAACCCGAATAGTAAATATACTTTAGAGTCTGGAAGCATTACGAGTACAACCGTTATTACGACCGATCTAACTGGTGGTACTGAAACATTCTCAACATCTGGTTCTAGTAAAGCTACAGTATATAAACTAGGTGATTCTACTTACTCACGAGTGGTTATAGGTAAAGAATACACAGGCGTATTAGCACCGCTATATTTAAACCTACAAACAAGAAGCGGAACAACAAGTGGTTCTAAATTAAATGCAAGCATGGCCACATTAAGATTTAAAGATACAGTTAGCGCAAAGTGCGGACAAACAGAAGCAACAGCCGATCTAAGCCCTGTTCAATTTGAAGGTACGGGCATGGTATCTGAGACTGCAATAGTCCGTTTAGCCAACGCACCAGAATATTTACAAACTGTGTACGTTGTAGCGGATGACCCATCACCTTGCACTATTCTATCAATGATGCCACGAGTTGATACAGGAGGAGTAAGATAATGTTTGGAACATTAGTAAGCGCATTTACAGGTGTTATCGGTGCAAGTATATCGGCTAAAGCGCAACGAGCGCAAGGACAAGCTGAAGCACAAGCAGCAGAGTACAATGCTAAGTTATATGAAAACAAAGCGTTAGCGATTGAGTACGCATCAAGAGCCGAAAGCGATATAGCAAATAGACAGTTTCGCAGGCTACAGGCTACACAAAAAGCAGGGTTTGCTAAAGGCGGTGCTGTAATTACAGAAGATACACCACTAGAGGTTATGCTCGAACAGATAGAAGAGATGTCTCTAGAAGCAAACAATAACCGAAGAACAAGAATGATTGAGGCTCAACACGCAAGAGCAGGTAAAGACATGACACTATATCAAGGTCAGAATGCACTTTACTTATCTAGAGTAAAATCTAGAGCTACATTGCTAGGTGGTATACTTTCTGGAGTAGGTAAAATTGCTTCATCATTTGATGTTCCCGGAACGACAGAAACACCATTTCAGTTAGACCCTTCAATACGAGTTGACAGTTTTGTTACAAGAGCAATGCCAGAGCCAGTATTTAATTTAACGGGTAACCAGATACCTTCATATTTACGAAGACCATAGGAATTAGTTATGCCAAAGATACCATTATTTCAGCAACAATCTAGAGTTAGTGACCAAGCACCGGGTGTGCAGTATGACCCATCAGCAGAGATACAAGCACTTGGCCAGGTTGCAGATAGCATAGCAGGTGGCATAGAGAACCTGGGTAAAGGTGTACAGAAGGGCATCGAAAGATACGAACTACTAAAAGATGAGGCTGCTGAATCAGAAGCTAATCAACTGATGCTTGATTTCCAGAATCAAATGCTACTTGAAAAAGAAGAAATATTAAGAAAAAGACCAGAAATAGGGTTTATGAACTACGAAGAAAAAGTGTTGCAACCCAGAATTCTTGAGTTTCGAAACGTGCTACAAAACAAAGGTTACTCAGATAGAGTAATCGGCCGTATTATGGAACGTGCTGATATGGACTTTGGCAACATGATACAGTCCGAGAGACTCGACCGTGTGAAGAAGTCTACAGCTAATTATATTTCAACCATACAGGAAGAAGCGTCTCTTCTAATGTTATCTGGTGATACAGAGAAGTATGATAAAGGTATAGATCAGCTAGATCAAATGGTTGAGGCAGGATACATAACAACAGTAAGCAAAGACAATTTTATATCTGAAACAAACAAAGCATACTTTGAGTCTAAAGCTAAATCAGCAACTACATTAGATCAAATTAATGCGTTAACTGAAGACCCTAGATATAAAAGCATGAGCGAATCAGACCAAGGCATGGTTCTACAAATAGCTAACGAAGCTGCTACTAAATACTACAATCAAACAATATCTACAAATATAGATGAAGCAGAGAAGATGCTAAAAGCAGGCACTCTTGATTTTGACCAACTAGCAGCACTAGATATACCAGAAGCACAAAGAGCGGCCTACAAGATACAAATACAACGTCAAATCGATACTTTAAGAACAGGATACGTGGACGTAGAAGATGCTGTTGATTTAGATGTATTAGATGCAAGAATACAAAAGTTGTGGTCTGGTACATTTAGAGGTGATTCTGCCGCAGAGTTTGACGGTATATTTGAATTGGTTACAACTAGCAATATGCCAGAACAATTAAAGGTAGCGTACAAAGAAGAGATGTTAGACGCTATGCGTACACCACAAGGATTCAATGTATTTGTAAAAGGTAACAAAGAAAGTGTGTACGACAGCGATGACGCATGGGTGTGGGAGAACTATTGGAATATGTACGATGACGCTACTACCTTTATGCCAATAGAAATGAAAAAAGGTGACATGGTGCTTAAACGCCAGGCCATCATGAACTTTATTAAAGAAGGCAGAAAGGCTGTTATTGGTAAAGAGCCAGAAGTTACCGTTGAAAGAGGTACTGGCAGAATGAAACAAATAACTGCTAGAGATGAATTTAGAGCAACTGCCGCACGAGCTGAACAAGTTGGCTCTGCTCGACTACAGTTTGATAATGATGGAAACCTAGTAGATAACATTAATAACAGAAATGTTGTATATGATTTTATTAATGAACAGTTTGGTGAGTACCTAGAGTATAAAACAAAAGTCATATTCCAGAAAGCATTTGGGGTTAACACACCTCTAGCTAGACCAACTATCTTTGAAGAATATTATATTCCACCAAAATTAAGCACAGGTGACCCAGGAGTAAGAAGGGCTACTGATGCACAGCGAGAACTTGAAAGACAAGGCCAACTCCCGGCAGAAGGATAATAATGCTAGAAAATAAAAGACCACTTGGGGGTAGTGTTCCTACTGCCCGCACTTTGACTCATAGTCCATTTGATGCGTTGATGTACAATCCAGTTCGTGAAACAACCGACTTGTCTGACAGAGAGTTCTACAGCAGCGATATGGGTATGCTACAGGTCGATCGTGTCGCTACGAGGGAGTTTGTTAGACAAAGATACGGAAGTGGATTTAACGCTCAATATGGCCGTCAGATGGACGATCAAGAGGTCGATGCGTTTATTAGACAAAGATTCAAAGTCGATACACCTATGATCGATTACACGGCTATTAAAGAGGAGCTAGGCAGAGAGTTCCAATATTACAGCGGTGACTTTGAGGAAATGAAATTTGGAGAGTACGTTAGCGGCACAGTAGGTGAGTTTCTTACATCTGCTGAAGGTGTACTCGAAGAAGCATCAAGAATTTTTACATTAAATACAGCATCTGGAAATATTACCACAGGCAATCCTATGCTAGATGGTATGACTAATACCTTTAATCCATTAGATACAGAAGATGAAAAGAAACGTGCTAAACAAAAAGCGCAGGTTATTGCTTCTAAGATAGACCAGTTTATTGAACTTGTTCCTGAAGGAATGAAAACCGATATGGAAGAGTTACGAACTAAGGCGGGAGATGAGAACTTCTTTTCTATATCTGCTGCTATTGCGGCTACTCTTAGTAACGCACCCAACCTAGCAGGTGGTTTTCTTCCTATTCAATATGGTATAGCTTTTATGTATTCTCAAGAAAAGAAACACAGTCTTGAGGCATTTGAAAATTTGTTTGACGTACCAAGAATACTACCCACCAGAGAAGAGTTTACTGGTAATGATGAAGAGTATGACGCTTTAATGGAAAGATACGGTCTAGCTAACGCAATGGCTAGTGTTTATGCGGCAGGCTCTGGTGCTATTGAATACTATCAGTCAAAAGCATTTCTAAAATTAGCAGGTAAGTTAAATGTTAACCCTGCAAAACTACAACGTCAATTCACTACTACTTTTGTAGGACACCTAGCTAAAACAGCGGGCCTTTCTTTAGAAAACGTACTAGAAGAAAACAGTCAGCAGGCTTTATATAATCTAATATACAACCAAGGTGTTAGTGTTGCTAATGAAAAGTATGGCCTCAACAAAGAAAAAGTAGATTTTTTTGATGGATTTAAAGACTCAACTATAGGTGCATTGCGTATATCAAGTGTACTAGCGGTACCCGGCGCTGCTATGAGGGGTATACAGGCTAAAAACTATATAACTCAAACAGAATCAAACCTTATAGATATGGGTTTTACGCCTGCTCAAGCAAAAGAATATGCTCGTGAAATGGCAAATGCGGCAGGTAATGAGTCTACTTTTAAGGCCGTAACTCAAGAAATCAATAAGACATATGATGGAATTGAACTAGCCAAGAAGTTTAAGATCGAAGAACAGAAGGCAGGACAAATCTATGATGAAACTGGCCTGGTTACAATGCAGGGCGAGATTCTTACAGACTATGACTTCGACCAGTTTGCTACAATTTATAGCGAGGCAGAACTAAGAGGATTAATTAGAGACGAAGCAAAGGCTGATGTATTTGTTAATGCTGTGTACGGCAACATGGATGCCCGACGGGAATATAATACACTTATCAATCAAGCCTACGATGAAGCTATAAAAGGTGAGGCCGAAGAGCCAGAAGAAGTAACCCCAGAAGCATTAGATGAGCCAGAGCGCAAAGGATTTCAAGTCGAAGGAATTGAGTTCGATAATGAATACGAAGTAGATGCAACTGCTCAAACGGTAATTGCTAAGATATTAAATGGTGATTATGACGATAACCTTATTATAGAAGAAGGACAGACTGTTGAGGAGGCACGTAACGCTGCTGTTAAACAGTTGGTTGAGAAAGATGGCAAACCAATAGAAGTAGAAGAATCACTCGAAACGCCAGAGCCAGAAGTATCCGAACAACCTAAACGTAAGAAAGAAAACAAAGGCAAAAGACGCAGACTAGAAAAACAACGTCAAAAAATGGTTCGCAGAGCAGAGATTGCATTACGTGGTGTAGCACCTAATGTAACAATTGAATTTGCTCAGAGTGAACAAGATTTTATTAACAAAACTGGTTCTATAGGAAACGGCTACTACGATATGAAGAGTAGCATTCTGCTTAACCCAGAAACAGCCACAAAGGGTACTGTAGCCCACGAAGTAGTACATGCTGTGTTTCACCAGAAGTTTAAGAGCGATGAAAACATTCGTGTAGCTGCTGATCGTATTCTAAATGATATGCTTGCAAAAACCAAGCTACCTGCAAAACAGCGTCAAAGAATAGCTAACTTTAGAGCTACTTACCTTGCATACTCTGATCGCTTAATTAGTGAAGGTATGGAGATGTTGCAAGAAGATCGTGTTGCCGATGGTGAGTATTACATTGCGGCAGGCGAACGTATAAAAGAAGATATAAACGAAGAGGTTATAGCAGAACTAGCGGGTATATTAGCCGATAACTTCGATGCGTTACAACCTAGCCTCAAAGCTAGAATACAAGATTTCTTAGCTACGATATTTAAGGGTGTCATACCAGTATCTAGCGAGGGCCGTGCTATTGAGCTACTACAAGTCATAGCAGGTAAAACTACTAGAGGTGAGCGCATCTTAGAGGAGGACTTAGCCTTACTAGACGAAATAGGATTAGAACAAGTTCAAGGCTACAAATCCGAAGGTGAAACAGCTTTTGGTCGAAGTAAGTTCCAACCTAGTTATTCTGACCTAGATACTGGCATGACATATTTCTATGATGTGGACTCATCAGAGTTTCGTGAATTAGAGAAGGATGGCTACATTACTAGGGACAGAAGCATACGAGACTTTGCGGATAGCTCTATTGTATTGCACCAACCAGATGCATTGTTCTCTGGTTCTATATCTCGTGGCAACAGAATACTAGTAAAAGGTAAGGGTGGTATGTACTACCCAATCAAGTACAACGAGCAAGGATACTTCTGGGCTAGTACAAAAGGGGGTGCAACAGCCCTACTTAACGTACTAAACAAAGCGGGCGTAGAGAACGGTGGCACAGTACGCATGGCACTAACATCAGCACCTCGTGGCAAAGAGTTTGGTTCTACACTAGGCTCGAATGCTATTGTTGATTTGTTTGCTGATATGGCCTTAGACCCAGACTTCCCTCTAAGCCAGGCCGAACTAGATGCTATCCTCAAGAAAGCAAGTAGACATATTAAGTTAGACACAGCAGACCTATCTCAGATTAGAACAAAGCTAGGCGCATTGGTATCTACATTCAAACAAAGAGGTGCATTTGCTAATGAGGTAATCCGTGAGATTGGCAAACTAGCTAAACAAAATGAAGAGCTTGGCAAAGACCTATTAGCGTTCTACGACAGCATTAAAATTTACGAAAGACCAAAAGGCGAAGTTAAGAAGGGGCAGACTCAAAAAGAAACATCTGCTCTTAAAATAGCTGAGAGACAAAAGGGTGATCTAGGCACAGTAGGACTACGTCACATAGCTGAGATGTTAGCTGAACCAATCCTCAAGAATGCCGTAGAAGGTCAACCTACAGTTTCCAGACAACAAGGCGGTGAGATATACGCTGTAGTAGAAATACGTGGGCCATTAAAACTACACGAAACATACGAACACGAGTCGTACCCATTTGCGATTGTATCTGAAAACGGTGATCGGCCTGTGCTACATATTCTGAAAGATCGGTATATGTGGGATACTGCCGTCATTGATCCTACAACCGGGACTTATGTTGAGGGTGACGGCCTTAAAAAGTTCTACCCTACTAGTGGTGTATCTAAGGTTGCCCAGGTAGCACCACAAGGCAAAGCACAGCTATCATCGGACTATATGCTTAACTTTGATCGCATACCTCAAGTAGTAGAAGCTATCAAGCGTTACTTTGCGAATGAGATTACATATGAGCAGTTTGTAGAGATACAGCAGAAGTTTGACCCTATTCGTAGATTTGATGTGCTACCACAGCTACCAACTGCCAAACAAATGAAAGATGTGCTGAAGAAAGACCAAGCACCATTAGTTAATAAGAAGCCAGAGGCAGGCACGATTGTTGGACTAAGACTCGATATACCTGCATATACCAAGAAAGATGCAGACGGCAACCCTATAGGCCAGTATGTAGTTACTATGCATGCCAAGGGTGGCAAAGCTATTGCGTATACAGCTACAGCTAGAGCCAAGAATGTACGCATGGTGTCACCAACTATGACAGCAACCAAGATTGCGGTAGGTCAAATAGCCAAAACTTCTGTGTCTGTGATGCAAGGTGAGTATATAGACTCTACAGACCAAGAAAACTATGCTCTCGCTGAAGAAGTCATGAACGACCCTACTTGGACTCAGATCGGATACAATCCCTTCAGACGCTCGTTTTTCTACGTTAGAGAGGGTGAGAAAGTTGGGATGCCTGTACTAGGTGCAGACGAAGTTGTACAGATTGGTGGGCTAGTATTCGCTAAGAATGCAGATGTAGTAACACCAGATCATCCTAAGTTCCGTTTGCAGAAGCAAGCGCAGAAAGAAACACTAGGGATTTTACGTGATGATGCTAAGTTCCAGTTACCCATCGAAGAAGATACTAGATTGCCAATAGCAACATTCTTTTCTGGTATGGGTACAGTAGAGTTAGGTATAGGTAAACTACTAGGGTTTGATGTAAAAGCAACAGCTGAGATCGAGCAAGGTATTGTAGATAACTATAACTTAGTGCATGGCGCAGCAGAAGTTCCTACAGACATACTTAAGTTAAAACCACAGACACTTATAGACAAAGGTGTACAGTTCATACATATGTCACCACCTTGCCAGGCATTTAGTGCGGCTAGAATAAAAGGTAAAGTTACAGAGGAAGACTTCAAGTTAGAGATGAAGATTGCTCGTAAACTAGCTAGAATAATCACAGAGGTAAAACCTAAAAACCTTACGATTGAAAATGCACCTGCATACCAGGATTCAGAACAATACAATGTCATCCGCAAAGCATTACAGAAGGCGGGATACTACTTTGAAGAGCTTACACCAAACGCAGCAGACTACGGTGGAAACTCGACCAGGCATCGGTTGATTGTACGTGCATCACTTACACCTCTACCAGAAGCACCTAAAGAGCATAGAGATGGTGACTGGTATGAAGCTATGCGTCCATTCTTTAAAGATGCACCAGTTGATGAGGCTGCACAGTTTACAGGTGGTCGTGGTGCTAGAACAGGTAAAGTAACACAAGTGTTAGCAAACTTGCTTACTAAGGTTACAGCAGGCGTATATAGCATTGACGATGCGTTTATTAATCCCGGTGGAGATGGTGAATACAGACCACAGGGTTCAGCAGGTAATGCATTAACAGCTAACTTCTTATATGACGAGAAGCTACGCAAAAAAGGTATTAAGCAGAAGAAGGTCTTACCAGATGGTACTCTAGTAGGTTCGTCTGGCGTTATGCGTGTTGCACTACCAGTACGTACAATGGTTAGAGAAAAAGGATTAAAATACACAGCTAACTACTATGGTGCTACTACTAAGCAAATAAGAGAGGCCGATGAGAATACAGGCTTCTTAATTAAACGTGCTACAACGCCAATGTATCTAGCGTACATGAACTTACCTACAGATGCTGAACTAACACCAAATGTTGCACTTAACCGTGCTATGTTAGGTAACGGTATACAAGGTGTTATTAGTAAAGAGTTTATAGCACCCATGATTGGTAAGGCTCAGTTGCCAGATGACTTCCTTGAAGCCGAGTTAGAGAAAGCTAGACAGCAAGAAGCTCGTAGAGAGCAAGAGATTTTAGAGGAAGAACAAACATATAATGAGGATACATACGAAGAGTTTGAAGAAGAAAATACAGAGTATGTTCCTGATGACGCTGATGACTGGTACGAAGATTACGTAGACGAAGAGTTCTTGTATGACGATGAACAATTAGAAGGTCAGACAAAGCTCACGTTAAAAGAAATCAAAATCCTAATGAGAACATTGAACTTAGGTGAGCTACCAATACAGCAGGCAAAACGATTCTCTACACTAATAGCTAACGCTGCCAAAAACGCAGACCCAATAGATGTTAAAAACTTAGCTATCGATGCTCTTGAGAATGATCTTATACTCAGCGATCAGCAACACGCCATGCTTGTGTATCGTGTTACTCAGCTACGCAATGAGCTTAATGAGATCAGAGACTCTATTGAGCAATCTACTAGCCAGAACACTATTGTAGATTTAAGCAAGCAGTATGAAGACAGACTAGCAGAAATCAGCCTACTAGTGAGAGCAGATGCTCGTTCTGGTTCTGCTACTGGCCGTGCGTTAAATGCGAGAAGAATAGCTCTTAACGAAGACTACTCACTCGTATCTATAATTAGACGAGCCACATACGCTAAACAACGACTAGGCAACACAGATGATTTAACTGAAGAAGAGCTTAAGAACTTAAGCGAGTTGTCTGAGGAGTTTGAAGCAAGTAGACAAGCTGTAGAAGATTACAGACGCAAACAAGAAACTACTGTTCGTGATCAAGACAGAAAAGCAGGCAAGCTATTTATAGATCAAGAAGTTAAGAGTGTCGGAACAAAAGCAGGTAAGAAAACTCTGTCACAAAAA